ATTGGTTCTATGCTGCCTGGGTACAATCAAGCAAGCAGTCGAATTGATTCTACATACGGTTTGGCTCCCGATCCAAGTGCTCAAGGTCTTGGAGCTGCTTTCTCTGCTTACTCATCATTAGTGCCTAAGACAACAGCTTAAGATGAGTTTTTTAGAAAGAAAAATGTTTGCAAATGGAAGGGCAGTTGGGCCACCTAATCCTATTGGTGCTTTTGAAATAAGAGATTTAACAACTGGTGAAATACTTATTGATCTAAGAACTAACCAAGATTTTATTAACAACCCCGAGTTTAATCCATATAAAATACTTTCTGATCCTACTTTAGAAAAGGGTCCTGCTGTTTTATCTATCTTACAAAACTTTCAAAAACAAGATGCTCCAAAATTAGGACCGTTTCAAGCAGATGAAGATATAGGAACTAATCTTGCTGATCTTGGCTTTGGTGCTGCTAGATTTACCGAACCTTTCGTTAGAGGTGGATCAAGAGTGCTTGGTGAATTAACAGGACTACAAGCAGCAAAAGATTTTGGTGGCACACAAGAGTTTGATCCGACATTTAGTATGATGCCAGGACCAATACCAGGTGTAGATTTATTTAAAGAATCTTATGAAAGTTATGTCCCTACAGATGCAGACAGGGCAAGAACACAAATTAAAATTCTACAAGAATCTGAAGGATTAAAGGAACAAGCAAGACCGTTTTTTGAAAATTTGGGTCAATTAGCCGCCGAAAAATTTAACCTAGGCTATCCTTTGCGTAATCCTAATTATAATATTCAAAGTGAATTAGAAAACCTTAGTGCTTCTACTAAAGACGTTGTAGATAAAGCAAATGTTGAAGAGGTTATAGACCCTACAAGAACTGGTACAGTAGAAGTTAGAAACATTAGTGAAGATGATTATAATAATTCTGAAAGAGCTTTGTTACAACAAGAAATGGAAATAGTAGGTAGAGATAAAGAGGGCAATCCATTACCAGGTGGAAAGTTGTTACAAAATCCTGAGATTGAAGATCTCTTAGATGAAATAAAACCCGCTGAATTAAAAGTTAATGTAGATAAGACAGAGGCTGACAGTATATTTGATACTGAAGCAACGTTTGCAGGTTTAGGTAAAGAAGAGCTAAAGAAAGAACAAGAACCAGACTTAATTAGTCTTGAAGATTTACTGACTGGAGATGAGGATGTAGTAACACCTACGCCAATAGTACCTGAAACGAGTGATCCTATTACCAAAAAATTAGATGAACCAGGATTCTTTGGATCTAACAGGTTCTTAGACTTTATTAGAAACGTTGGTGGTGAGTTATCTAGAACTGGTCAAATGGATGAAGGCTTATCTTTAGGTGCCGCAAAAGCTGCTGAAGAAAGGGCCGCTAGAGAGTTAATGGCTGAACAAGATGAAAAAGACTTTGCATCCAAGCTAAGACTTGCTAAAGCTGAGGCAGCTTTAGCAGGGTTAGAGGGTCCTTCTGACAGTATGAAAAAAGAATTAAGAAAAGTAGGTCAGGAAATGAATGCTGACTACAACGATATTGTAAGTTCAAATAATACTTTAGAGATTGTAGCAAGAGTTGAAGAGATTGTTAATAATGAAGATACCACTTCTGCAAAAGCGTTCTTAGGTGAGTTATTAGAAAAAGGAGCAGCTCTTTTTAATGGTGACGGGGCAGTTAGTAAAACAGGTAAATCTTTTGAAGATCTTGAACCAAGAACAAGAGCTAAAGTATTGTTAAATCAAATTAAACAAAAGAACATTAGGGACATACTTGGTGAATCTGGTAAAACTATTTCAAACTTAGACAGACAAATAGTAGAAGAATTAGTTGGTAGTATAGCTGCCGGTAATACACCACAAGAAATTTTAGAGGCTCTTAGGCTTACAAAAGAAAGTATTTTTAATAACCTTAATTCTGCACAAAATAGGCTTAAAACTAATGCCTTCTTTGCACAGAATGAAGGTGGGATGTACTTAGTGTCAAAAAATAAAACTATCATAGATTATTTGGAAACAGGCATATTGCCAAGCACGCTATATAATAACGCTTATGAAAATCAATCAGTTCGTAAAATTAAACTTAAAGAAGAAGAAGAAGAATAATGCCTTTATTTGAAGTAGAAATTTCAAAAGGTGTAAGCCATAGAGTTGAAGCTGATAACGAAACTGATGCTAGAAAAAAAGTAAAGTCAATTATAGCAACCGGTGCTACTTCACCTTTTTACGACAAACTAAACTTTGATTATGAAACGGGCATCAAAGGTAGGTTTGAAAGACAGATTGATAAAGGTACTGAGCGTGAAGGTAATTTAAGAAATCTTAGAGCTCAATTAGCTAGAGCTGAAACTAGTGGAATAATTGGCATAAAAGAACAAGATACAGTTTTAAGTAACTTTGTAGGGTCTTCAGGCTTTACAAGAAACACTAAAGGACAAGTAGCTTTAACTCCTGCTGGGTTAGAAGAACTGGGATTGCCAATCCAAACTAAAACTCTTAGTGACGGTTCAACAATACGTTTAAATACTATTATTGATGAAAATGATTTTGGTCTTAGAACCGGAGATTTATCAGACTTTGCTGGTATTGCCGGACCTATAGCAGGAGCAATTGCTGGTATGTCACCTCATCTAAGAGTCATTAAAGGCCTTACATCTTTATTTGGCGGTAGGCAAAGAATAGCAAGAATGTTTACCGCTGGTATAGGATCATCAGCAGGTAAAGCAGGGGAGGAAGCATTAGACTACAAAGAAGGTTTTCAATTACAAGATAGAGATGAGTTAAAAGATTTATTTGGTGGTGAGTTTTTGTTTGGATCTATTGGTCAAGGTGTAGGTGAACTTTTTGGCTTAGGCTATAAATTATTTTTAGGAAGAAACGCACCAGTTTCAGATTTAAGATTAAACAGGCAAATGGCTAAAGGTAGATCTGCTACAGATATTTTAAAGTTTGATGCAAGTTTGGGTAAAGAAGCAACAGAAAGACAAATAGCAAAAGCCGTTAAAAACGGTCAAATAAAACAATTTGATTTTGCCGGTATTGCTTCACAAGCAACATTAGGTGCAAAGTTGCCAGGTAGATTGCAAGACATATCTGAACAGGTACTAGGTAACACTAGAGATAAAGAAACAGCTTTATACCTAAGAGCAGAAGTAGATAACTTACTAAAAGAAATTGGTGGTGAGAATGCACTACTACAAAAATCAATATCTGATGCAACCAAAGGCAGCCTTGATGAACAAGTACAACTAAGTTTGCAAAAACTAAGGCTTAAAGAACAAAGCGTTACACAAGAATTAAAGAAACTATTAGATGATGTAGTAGATGATGCTATAGAAGTTGGCAATTACGCTGATGCACCAGGCAGAGGAGCTTTAGGTCAAACAATTCAAGATAATCTAGGTAGGGCTAGACGTGAAGTGATGATTGATCTTGGCGAAAAATACAGAGCTGTAGACGGTATGTTTAAAGAACTTACTTCAACCGTAGGTAAGTCAGGGGCGGAGCTAGACGCGGCAATAGCATTTAACAGAATAGTTAGAACTACTGTAGTTAAAAATATTGATGATTCTTTAAAGCTTATTGGTCGGCACAAAGACTCTGATTTTATGTGGGGTGTTAATAATAAAGACGAATTGGATGGCGGTATTGTTAACAAAATAGAAGCTGCTTTAGTAAATTTTAGAAGAGCTGCCGCAGACGAATCAATTCCTGTAAATCTTTCGCATGTTAGAAATGCATACTCAAAATTAAATGTTATTTCTAGAGATACACTTGAGGCCAGCTCAGAAAGAAAAGTAATTATAGAAATTATGCGTAAGCTTGATGATTCAAGGGTTAATCAAAATGGCGAAGTATTTAGAAGAAGTCAGCCAGACAGTATTTTAAGTCAGTTAGAAATTGAAGGTGTTGAGCAATTTAACATTCAATTAGCTAAAAATATAGAAAAAACCGGTTTAAAAGATGGGGTTATAGAGCTACAAACCGAACAATTAAATATAGTAAATAACGCAATAAAAAATTTAAGAGAGGTTAATACACTTGCCGCACAAAGAATGGCACCCTTTGATAGATTGCAAATTAAAAAAATAATATCTAACTCACAAAAAGGTGCTCATGACGCAGATGAAATTTATAAAAAAGTTATTCTAAATGGAGAGAAAGGAGATTTGGATGACATATTCAAAGGCCTAAGAGATTATGATGGCTATATGGTTAAGGCAGGAAAACCTGGAACCGCAGAAAGAACTTTAAAATCACAAATTAAAAAGAGATTGTTTGCTGATGCGTTTAGGTCATCTACAGATGTTGTGGATGAATCAATAAACTTTACTACGTTTGCTAAAGAAATTAAAAGGTTTGAAAGAGATTATCCTGGTAAGTTGGATCTTTTATTTACTGATTCAGCTACCGGCAAAAATACAGCTAAACTTGTTAGAGATACGATAGAACAAATAAATAAAATAAACCCAAGATTAAAACCTCAAGATATGAAAAACTTGGTTAATGATTTTACAACCAACATTAAAGGTTTGAGTGCAAGTGACCAGGGCCTTGCTTTTGTTCAAGGCATGAAGCAGTTGGCTAAAGCATCGGAAGATAGATTAAAACTTGAAGCCAATAGAGCTATCTCAGATCTACCTCTGAAAGGGATAGATGAAACGGTTAATATAATATTTAGGCCAAATGCAAATGCCAACATACAGATCTTAAAAGATACCGTAAGTGATGAAGTATTTACCAGCATACAGCAAGCAAGTATGCAAAAACTTCTATCTAAATCTATAGATCTAAATGGCAAAGGAAGAATTACAGATTTATTTAAAGCTGGCAATTTAAAAACAGCTTTAGATTCTTATGGTGATGCAACTTTAGAGGCTATGTTTGGCAAAGAACTTACTCAAGGATTAAGAAACTTCCAAAGGCAAATTGACGTTTTAACAAAACAAGAGGCAGGACGAGGCGGAGCCGCTGGTGGATTGGTTGCTGCTGGTATTGGTGCAAGTTTAGCTTTAAATCCTATTGCAGTACTGCCTACTGTTTTATCTTTAGCGGTTGCTAGAAAACTGTTTGCATCACCAGGTTTTGTTTCGGCAGTAGCAAAAACAGACAAAGGATCTATTTTAACTGTATTAGACATGACTGAGCAGGCGTTAAGACAAACTTTAGTAAGACAACTAGGAATGGGAGCTGAACAAGCAGGAGAAGCTGCAAGCGGTATTATGGATGGAGCGTATGATCAAGCAGGCATAGAAGAGTTATTAGGCCCTGTTAAAAATTTATTAAAAGAAGCGGTATCTGGTGTTGAAGATTTAGAGCAAGAGACACGACAATCTTTAAGAACTACTCAGGCTACTCCACCTCCACCAGCAAACATACCTTTACCGGATGTTACAACAATTGAAATGCCAAATGCAGATCCTTTGTCTTCAGATAGATTGGCTTTAGATGAACAATTGTTTGGCAGGCCTTCTAGACTGGGTTAAAAACCTATTTCGTTACGGTCCATTCCTAAAGGCTTATCTGATAAGCATACCCAATCTTCTAGCGGTATATGTATGTAAGGCTCGTTATCCTCATCGTAGGTAGGATTGTCACTTACGTTCATCCTTACATCATAAACAAAGTCTTTCTTCCATTCGTGCATGTAGATTCCGTCTGTCATAGCATAAACAATAATAAATGGAACTCCGGTAGCTAATGCAAACGAGGATCCCTTTCTAAATTTATTTGTAGAAATTATTAAAGTGTCGTACTTGGCATAAGCAAAAGTTCGGCATTTTACTTCACACCAATAACTTTTTTCTTTTGATTCTATCCAATAATCTAACGAGTAACTTACTGGCAGTTTGTGACAGCTAACCCCCCAAATGCCTTCTAAAAATCCTGCTACCCGCTCTTCTCTCTTTTGATCTTCTCTGGTTTCTAATGATGGTGTTTTCATATCACTCCTCAAAGAAGTTAGGATCTACGGCAATAAACCTTTTGGTTGGTCTGCCCTTGCCCCCAACTTTAATTTCAATTTCCTGAATTTCTCCAGCGTTTTTTAACCGTTCAATAATTTCTTTTACTTCGTATGACTTCATGCTTCTAAACAACTCATGCCTATCCACTTCTCTTTTAGATATGCCTTCGCCATTTCTAGATCTGATAAAAGACAACACTTGTTTAATTTTAGATTCTGTTGCAGAACTTGCAACTTTGTCTCTGCAAGATTCAATAAACATAAGGTCATAGTATCTAATGTAGTCTATAGCCCATTTAGTAATGTCTGCGGTTATCTTAGTTGCATCAGCACTTGAGGCTAAGGTACAAAGTAAAGACAGCCTCATAGCCTTTTCTCTAGATCTACTGAGCAAAGGTTCTAGGTTGTCTTTTTCTAATATGTCTTGTCGTTTAATAATCTCTCTAGCAAAGTCTTGCAGTAATTCTTCTGACTGTTTATCAAACTCCAAGATAGTTTGGTTTACATCTAACTCTGCATTATCTCTGCCTGCATCAGACAAATTGCCTTTAAGTCTACGTACGTAATTAACCCAATTAACTATACTTGTAGGCGGCTCTTTGTATCTTTTTAGATCTCCAACTCTCCTGGGCTCATTAGATTCAACTACGACAAACCGATTAAGGAAGCCGTCTGCTATCCTTCCGCTGTTTAAAGCACCATAAAAATTCTTAGGAACAGATAATCCAACTAATGTTATGGCTGGCTTGTAGGTAACTCTGTTCATCATCCTTTCTTTAAATTCTTCCTGTACGGACATAAGAGAGTAATTGTCTGGTCGTAGAGTCCCATGACACCTTCCCCAAGCCTCCATAAGCGTCTGTATACCGTCCTCTTTGTTTGTATTACCGGCATTGCTTATAGCTTCAAGCCTTTTGCCAAACTCATCCATAATGGTTATTTGTGTTGGTCTAATTTTAAGAACAGAATGAACAGCACCGCTTGATGTATATCCATCACCAACTACTAATTTTTCTTGATCAGAAGCATTCAATACAGATTCAATAAATGTTTTAATATTTTCTTTACCCTGTCCTGATTTAGCAACACCCATAAAATACATGCTAGAAAAGTTATTCATGTTGGTTCTATAAAGTCTCCCACAGGTAACACTTGCTAACGCTAATGCACCTACAAGAGATAGTTCTGGTTGTGGCACTTGTGCTATATCTTCACAAAAATCAAACATGTTCTGAAGTAAACCAGGTGGTGAGAACAGATCTTTAGGTCTTGTAATACTTTCGGTTGATTGTATAAATAATGGAGCTATTTTATTCTTACGATCGTGTGTCTTTCTCACATTATCTACAACTGAATCTATTTCTTGTTGAGGTAATGGTGGGTTATTGTTTTTGTTCCAGTTTTGTAAAAATACCCTGACAAATTCTATATTTACGTTTTTAGATATAAGGTATCCAGTAATTCTTGCGGCTCCATCATTTCTAGATCCTTCTAAGACTCCATCCAAAGAAAAAGGAGCTGTCTGCTTGCTGCTTTCAACTTTAGGAACGCCTGTTATCTGTAAGTATTCTTTTTCAGTAAAGTCTGGTAAATCAGCACAGTCATGTATCTTCCAATCTGTAAACATAACAGGCTTGTAAACTTGGCCATTAGCATGACGGTTGTATGGTGCAATAATAAGACCGCCTACCCCTCTAATGTCTATCAATCTTTCTATAGGAGTTGTGTTGGTCCTCCTGGTCGCAAAGGTAGTATAGTTTTCTGGGTTGTTGTAGTAATAATGCATACCCTTGCCAGTTATTACTTTGTACGGACAAGCGGGTAAGTTCTTTTCTACCCAATCCATAGCTTCGGGTGAATCTGCGTCAACAACAACAAACTTACCGCAGATCAAAGCTACTTGCAGGTTGTCCCTATCTTTAAACCAAGACTCTACAAGCTCTCTGGGAGGTCTTGTTTCCTTGTATTGCTCCCAGCCTTTTAAAAATGGTGGTGGTTTTTTATTAGATCTTTGTAAAGGTACTACATTATATCCATCATCAAAATAAGCCATAGCAATATCCAAGGACGAGTCATCCTCGGTAATATTGAGTTGGAACATACTATTCCTGAGGTTCTAAAATATCAGATATACGACCGTAAATAGATTCAAAGTCTAATCTTCCCTCTGTTGCTTTTATTATTTGTTTAGCTTGTGCTATAGACGGTTGCCTATATCCATATCTCCAAGATTTGCAGGTAGCTTCAGAGCATCCAAAATCTTCTGCTGCTTTCTTATGTCCTAAAAATTTTATATAACCAGATAATGAATATGGTTCTATTTTTCTTTCTTTGTGATTTGGTTCTACGCCCATAGTACTTAACTCCTTTAGTTTTTTTGTTGCAATAGCCTTAGATCTGAAATAGTAATTTGCTATCCAAGTTGTGTCGTTTTCTTTTTTCATATACATCTCCTAAATATTATGATTTACATACTGTAATTTATTAGGTTATAATAATCAAGTTCATTTTTAATAACCATAGGAGGTAGAGATATATGAGCTTAAAAGATAAGATAAAAACACCAGATAAAATGGTGAACCAACAAGGAGCCAAGCTATTAATTTATGGCCAAGCTGGGTCTGGAAAAACATACGCAACACAAAGTATGCCAGGCAAAGTTTTAGTCATAAGTGCTGAAGCTGGGTTACTTTCTATTAAAGATGCGTCTAACGTGTCTGCTATTGAAGTTAAGGGGTATGATGATCTAAGAGAGGTGTATGCAGCTCTTAAATCTGGCGAATTAGCCTATGATAGCGTGTGTTTAGACTCTGTATCAGAGATCAGCGAGATCCTTTTGGTACATGAGAAAAACAGAAACAAAGACGGGAGAATGGCTTACCAGAATGTAAGTGAGGCAGTCACCAGTCTAATGAGATCATTTAGGGATCTGGATATGCATGTGTTATTTCTTTGCAAAGAAGGTAAAGAAAATAATGATGGCGTATTTTTCTTTGGTCCTAAAATGGCAAGTAGACCTTTAGGAGATGCAATTACGTATTTCTTTGACGAGGTTTTAGCCCTACGAATTGTTGACGATCAAGATGATGAAGGCAACGTAATAGCGGCAAGGTGGTTACAAACAAGGATTGGTCAAGGCTACACAGCCAAAGATCGTAGCGGTAAGCTAGAAGCCTTTGAGGAGCCAAATTTAACTGCCCTAATCAAAAAATTAGGGTTTTCTGTAAATATTGAAAATAAGGAGAGTAAATAATGTCAGATTTTAATGATGTTGATTTTTTCGAGAATGCGGAGCAAATGGAATCAAAAGGTCCTGAAGTTGCTCCGACTGGTGAATACGAGGCAAAGATTGTTGCTGCTGAGAAATACAAATCTAACAGCGGCAATTGGACCCAGAAGATAACATTTCAAATTGATGGCGGTAACTACCGAGATCATCAAGAATGGTATAACTTGTGGTCTGCTAATGAAAAATCAAAAAGCATAGCAAGTGAGATATTTAGTAGACTTGCTATTACTTGTGGATTTAAAAAGTTACCGGATTTTGCTAAAGACTTTATAGGTAAAACACTTAAAGTTGGTCTTAGGCAATTTGAAGATAACTGGAATAATAACGAGGGCGAAGCTGTAACTTCTTTGAAGACTAAAATCATCAAGATGGAACCTTCAGAAATGAAACCTGCTGTTCAAGGAGATAAACCTCCGTTCTAAGTAGCACCAAAGAAAAAGGGGCTTTATGCCCCTTTTTTTTGTCCTGGTGGTTTGTTTAAATATTCTTTAATCGTTCGATAGCCCAGTTAAGATAAACAACGGCCTTCTCCAGATCCTGGATGTTAGATCCTTTTAGATCTTCTCTCCAGATGTACTTAACCGCATTAGCTTTGCAATAAGCCTTAAACTCATCAGCCGTAAGCATAGATCTAATTGCATCTATACATTCTATTTCACCATTCTTGTAGTGTGGTGGTTGGTTTACTATATCTTTACTCATGTCTCCTCCTGTTCTAGTCTGTTTATTTCTTCCATAACTTCAGTTGTCCATTCGGTTAGCAAAGCAAAGTTGTGCGAATTAAGACGTTTTCTTTTATTGTTTGCAAACTCCCTAATTGCTCTGTCACTTATTCCATTGCCTATATATTTAGCAATTGATACAGCACTAAATCCATATTCTTTTAAAAGTTTTTCTAAATCTTGCCTAAGCGTGATACACCTGATTTCTTCTATATTATTAATATTCATGTTTTCTCATTGGTAAGTTTTGTTAAATCAACATTTTCAAGATCGTTATTCATCAATCCTTCTTTAAGATCAACTAACAGATTTTGTGCAATCTTGTTCATAAAAAATTCTTTAATGTCAGGATTATCTTTAGTGTAGTTAAAAGAATCTGCAACTTGATCTAACATTTTTTCTGCTGAACCTTGTAACCCTTTTTTTAAAAAATTAATTTGTGCTTCTTTATATACCTTGTGGGTAAATAAGAAGTCTTCCATTGATTGATCTTTCATTCGCCCCACCCTTTTAAATCTACATTAACGATACTGGGTGAGTTGTATATCGTAGCTTCCTTGCCGTCTAATACTGCGTTGTACTCTCCTAGTAAGTGCTCAAGTTTTAACCAGCCAGCAGTCATATCATCGTGACTCATTTTAAAGACTTTACTTGCAAACGGTTTCTTCTTCTCTTGTGCCACAAATAAAAAATCAACTACGTTAAACCCAGCTCTTTCATAACCACGTTTGTACCAAGCGGCTTGTAAATCGTACTGATATTTTCTAATGGATGATGTGAATCCTCTAACAGAACAATCAACGGTAGTCTTGTAATCCACCAGGATTATTGATTTAGGATCGCTAGAAGCATCTAAAGGGTATCTAAGCACATCTGATTTAACTTTAAGCAATAGATCCTTTTCCCACCAAAAGATTGCTCTTTCAAATGGGGAGTTAAATACTTCTGGGTATTCTCCTTTGCTTGCCGATAGATGTTTGACTCCTTCCGGTATCAAGGCTTCCTTCATGCCGTATATAGTTTGCTTATCTTTAGAAGTAATGACGGTTAGGCCCCTGTCTTCATATTCTTTCTTTAGCTCTTTATTGGCATTGGTGTACGGAGATCCGGTTAGGCAAACCACATCATTAACAAAGGCTTCTTCGCCCTCAACAATAAGTGAATGACTTGCGGTTCCGAACTTCATAGCTGGAGTTGTATCATTGTCTTCCTCAAAAGCATGAAGCTGGCTCTGACCAAATCTTCTAATGTTTGATGATGATACTCCTGGTACCTGGTGATAGAAGTTGTGTTCCATATCTGGAAAGTATATTGCGTCCCCTAGAACTACATGCTCTTCTTTTTCTAATATTTCTGGTAATTTATTCATGATGCTTCCTCTAATTTATCAAGTGCGTCAGTAAGTTCTTTAACACATTGCGTAAGTTCAGATATATTTGTTTGTAGATTAAACAAAGTATAATTGAGCTTATCTTTTGTAAGTTCTTGTTCTACACGATTGTGTAGGTTATCGGTAGATGTCTCAATAATAGCATCTATTTCTTTTCTTATATTCATAGTACCCTCCTAAAGTAAATGTTAATGAAATATGTGAATTGTTATTTTATAAGATAACCTCTATAATGTCTACACTTAGTAATTTAGGAGGTTACAAATGGAAACAAAAGAAGATAAATATGTAGAAATGGACAAGGATATTACAATTAAGTGCCCTGGTCATGGTAGTTTTTTAGCTACTCCAGACGAGCATTTAAAAGGTTATGGCTGTCCTAATTGCACGTATAAAGATTTAATTGAAAAGATTAAAGATTTAAATGTGTATTTAGATTATTGCATTGAGAATGAATCTAATGCGTACGACAACAAAACTTCTATT